TAACATAGATGCCGCGCTTAGGAAAGAACAGTTTAAAGTTTCTTTAATTGCTAATGAGCTTTTAAAAGAAATTAACTCAGAAGTTGAAGGTGAGTTTGGAATGGAGTTAGAAATGGATAACAAGGATTATCCAATGCCAGAAGATATAGATTTGTTTATGCGCTATCAGTATAAAGAAGTGTTAGAAGAATCTATACATGACGGCTTAGACTACTTAAGTCAAAAGTACCAACTTAAACATGTATTTAAGGAAGGTATGCGAGACCTTCTTGTTACAGCAAAAGAGTTTTACAAGATATACATTAAAGATGGCGACCCGTTTGTAAGAAGAGTTGACCCAAGGACTTTTGTGTTTGATAAATCAATAGACTCAGACTTTTTAGATAATGCACAATGGGCAGGTGAAGAAAGATGGCTAACTATTAATGAAGTGATAGATGAGTTTAGAGATGAACTAGAAGTGGAAGATGTTCGTGAATTAGAAGAGATGCGACAAGCCACTTCCGATAGCATTGATAGATGGAACGGTGTTTTTAATTGGGTTGAAATAGACCACTCTAAGACAGTAAAGGTAAGAGTTATTACAGCTGAGTGGAAATCTATAAAAGCAATTAGATATAAAATTTCAGAAAACAAATACAACCCTGAACAGCCATTTAAAAAGGTTGTATCTGACACTTATAAAAAAAGAAAAAATGAAACCATTGAAACAAAATGCGTTGATGATATATGGGAAGGGACAAAGATTGGTGGTAAAATACTCGTACAATGTCGTAGACGCCCTAATCAAGTTAGGTCTGTTGACGATGCTGGTAGCACATCTTTATCTTACGTAGGAGTTGTATATAATCACACTACAGGTAAACCAACTAGTTTAGTAGACATACTTAGACATACACAAATGCTATATAACATTGTTATGTACCATATTGAATTAGCGTTAGCTCGTTCAGGTGGTAAAGCAGTTGTATACGACGTATCACAGATGCCAACAAATATTGGTATGGATATGCAAGAGGTGATGTACCATTTAAAGAATGATGGTATCATACCTATAAACTCAAGAGATGAAGGTGGAGATAGTGCTTCGTTTAATCAATTCCAACAAGTTGATTTTACATTATCGCAATCAGTGCAGCAATTAATTAACCTTAAGCTTATGCTTGAGCAAACTGCAGGACAGATTTCAGGAGTGTCGCCGCAAAGAGAAGGTGCTGTAGAACAATACGAATACGTTGGTAATGTGCAACGTTCTGTAAGTCAGTCATCTATATCGACAGGCGGTTGGTTCTACTCACACAACGAAGTTAAAAAGAAAGTCTTTGAAAAACTTGCTAATCTTATGAAGCTATCATGGGCGGGAGGAAAAAAGGCTGCTTACATTTTAGGAGATGCTGGATATAAAATGTTAAACATAATGCCTGATGTATCGTTGAATGATTATGGTATTTTCTTAGGAGACGCAGGTAAGGATGATGCATTAAAGCAAGTTGTACAACAAATGTCACAAGCTGCGTTGCAATCTGGTACTATAAGTATGCTAGATGCTATTAAAGTGATGAAGTCAGATACAATGACAGAAGCACAAGCTGTGTTAGAGCAAGGTATAGATGCTATGCAGAAACAACAGCAACAATCAATGGAGCAACAAGCTCAACAACAACAAGCTGCTGCTGAACAACAACAAGCTCAAGCACAAGTGCAAATGGAAATTCAACAAATGGATAACCAAACTAAAATACAAGTTGCACAGATTAATGCTGAAGCTAGAGTTGCTGCACAAGAAATTGCTTCTGATGCTCAAAGAGATGTTGACGATACAAGAGAAAAGAATAAGCTTAATTTAGAAAAAGTAAAAGCTGACTTAAGCGCACAACAAAAAGATAAAGACGCTGAAAACAGCATGAAGCTTGAGTCGAGAAAAAATGTTGAAAAAAAATAATATCTTTGTAAACAGAAAAAGCAAAATAAAATGTCAGAAGAAAGCAAATTAGTAGAAGAGGTTATCTCTTCAGGAGAAGAAAATAAGCAAGAAAGTTTTGACCCTACATCTTTTTTAGGTTCAGAAACACAAGCTTCAGAATCTTTAAGCAAGCAACCAGTTAATAATCAGGAAACTGCTGAAACAACTGAAACAGTCGAGAAAGAACTTGACATGGATGACTTTACTTGGGACTCTATAGAAGATGAACAAAAAGAAGTGGAAGTTGTTGCAGAAGAAAAAGTTGAAGAGGTAAAAGAAGAGGATGGCGATTGGGATTCTGACGAGGTGGTAGAAGCTGTCAAAGAAGAAGCACCTAAAGTTGAAGAATTTGATTGGAACTCTTTAAGCGAAGAAACTGGTATACAAGCTGAAAGTAAAGAAGAGTTTGTAGCTAAAGTACAAGAAGCTTTAAAACCACAAGTGGACGATAATGATACTATCAAAAACTTGAACAGCTTTTTAGAGCTTACAGATAAAGATTTAGTCATTGCTGATATGAAAGCTTCTAAATATGAAGATGAAGCAATAGATGACACGATAGATAGATTAGAAGACTCAGGTCTTCTTAAAAGAGAGGCTACTTTGATACGCCAGCAATTATCTAAGCATATTCATTCTGAAAAAGATAGAATACGTACAGAAAAAGCAAACGAAGAAAAGCAGCAAGCTGAGACAGCAGTACAATCACGTAAAGACTTACAAAACTTTATAAAAGGTAAAGAGGAGTTTTTTGGGGGTAAGGTGTCACAGAAAGATAAGAAACAATTGTATAGTTATATAACAAAAGGGAATTTTGCCAAAGATGTATTCGAGTCACATGCCAATGTTGCAGAGGCCGCTTTCTTATGGCAAAACAAGGATAAGATTTTCAAGATGATAAAAACGCAAGGCGTTGAACAAGGAAAATCTAGAGTTCTTGATAACATTACTTCTCCTAGCAGAAATAATCGCTCTTCCAATAGCTTCCAAGCCCCATCAAAAGGCTTTGACCCTAATAAATTTTTGGGATAAACTATATTATGTTTAATATAAAATAATTTTTAATTTTAACACTCAGAAAAAATGAGAGTATATTCCGCTAAATATGATGCTGCCCATAACACGGCAGATAATTCTCTGGTAGCAAACTTATTAAAGTACCCAGAGATTGCAAAAAAAGTAATCGAGCTTTATCCTCGATACACTACAACTTACCTTCTTGAAAAATTAGGTTTCGGTGCTGGTGAAAAAGTATTAGGAGACAATTCTTTCGAATGGAAGTCTATGGCTCGATACAGAAAATTACAAAAGCTGAAAACAGCTATCAACAATTCAACTACTGCTGTTGCTGTTGGTGATGAAGATACTAATATCAAAATTGTAGAAGCTGGTGATGATGTTTGTATGATTAACAAGTTCGACATTATTCGTCTTGTTGATGGTTCACAATATTATGTAACTAATGTAGCTGCTGTTTCAAGTGGTTCACGTACTTTGACAACAAAAGCTTTAACAGCTTCTTCTGCTGCAGCTGCAGTATTAGCAGCTGATTCTGTTGTTGCTGTTATTGGTAACGCTTTTGGTGAAGCTTCTGAAGGTTCTTCAGTAGGTGAAGGTTATGCTTACCCAGAAACTCGTAAAAACTGGTTAACTATTTCTCGTAAGAAATTAGTTATTGATGCACGTGACTTAACAGATGTTACGTGGGTAGAGCACAATGGACACCGTCTATGGTTCTTTACTAAAGAGCAACAAACTGAAGCTCAATTTATGTATGACTTAGAAGTTATGCGTTGGTTTGGTAAATCTTCGTTTGCTTCTACTACAACAGCAACTACTGCTGGTCAATACCATAGTACAATTGATTCTGCTGTTCCAGTTATTGGAGATGGTTTACTAGCTCAAATTTCTTCTACTAACGTTCTCACTTATGAAGAAGACAAAAATGTTACTGAAGACCAACTTGTTGATTTTATGGCTCAATTATCATTAAATGCACAAAACGCAACAGGTAATGAGTATGTAGTGTTTACAGGAACTCAAGGTAAAGTTCAATTCCATAAAGCAATGAAAGACTTATTGTTCTCTAATGGAGGTCAAGCTTCTTCAGTTTTAGTTGATAAAGCTGGTCAAGATGTTGCTGTAGGCTCTAACTTTAGTACTTACATGTGTATGGGTAATAAAATTACTTTGGCGCACTGTCCAGTATTTGATGACCCAAATATTGCACCTGCTCCAGGTTATTCGGCAGCTGCAAATGGTACACCTGCTGAGATTTTAGCTGATGGTTCTAGTACAGGATTTAAAGGTGCTAATCTTTCAGGTTTAATGGTATTTTTAGATATGGGTGTAAATCAAGGTGTTGCAAACATCGAGCTTATTTCTAAAGGTGCTGAAGGAATTAACCGTAACTGGGTTAAGAAATACGTTCCTGGTATGATTAATCCTTATGACTCTAAGTCTATGTTAGCTGCAAATGGAGATGACAAATTCGAATGTCACTGGTTAACTCAATCAGGTATTATCGTTCGTAATCCACTTTCTTGTGGTATATTTAAACCAACTGGTTTAGTAATATAATTTTAATGCGCCCCTTCGGGGGCGTATTTTTAAATTTCGTTTAATTAATAAAAAAGCAAAAGATGGAGAGCAATCACTTTGTAAAGTACGAGTTTCATGATTTGAAAAATTTTAATTACTATAATTTTTCTAATTACAAACTTAAAAATGGAAAAAGAGTAGAGTATCTTGATGTTAATGGAGAAAACTCAAAACTTATCTGGCATAACGCAACAGTGTTATTAGATATGAATAACGAAGGTAATGCATTAATAGATATTTTTCTAAAAACACATCCTTCTGTTTTAATGGGAGAATGGAAACGTACTGATTTAACACAGCAAGAAAAAGCATTAACAAAAAATACTTTAGATTCAGCACGAGCTATTATAGATGCGGCTAAAATGACAGACGCAGAAGTAAAACAATTTGCTATATTAAAGCGAATGAATTTAAACGCAGAAATGGATACGTTAAGGGCTAAAATAATAGGTATAGCTCAAGCATCTCCTGCATCTTTTATGGAAACACATTTTGACCCAGAAAAAGATTTACGTGTGTTTATTGTAGAAGCTGTAAAAGAAAGGAAGTTAGAATACAGTAATGATACGTTCTATTACGGGAAAGAAGCAATCGGTACTAACGAAGAACAAGTGCTAGTTTGGTTAAAAGATAACAAAGATATTTTAGCTATCTTGAAGCATGAAATAAGAGGTGAAGAAAAACCTAAAAAGAAACTTGCAAAGAAATAATTAAATGACTGTAGATAACGCTGTAGCACGTATTCGAAATATTATTGAAAGCGAAACAACTGCATACTTTAGTGATGATGAATTAAAAGAATTCATTAAAATGGGTGTGGATGAGTTTGTACAGCAGTATTATATGGCGTTTGAAACATCGCAAGATGCTAGAGATAAGTTACAAAGTTTAGTTCGTTCAGAGTTAATTGCTGGAACAGTTAGTCCTCAGTTAGATATAACAACTCCTGAAAATGACCAAACTGATGCAGATGTACAGTTAGATTTTGATTATTCTAGAATACTAGCTATACATTATCATACAGCACCTTACACGAATGTTAAGATTGTACAGTTAGGTGACATAACTGCTTATTTAGGTAACGACCCTTTTAATAAAGCTAATGTAGATAATCCTATTGCTTACGAACAAGGGGGTTATATTTATTTTTTGGGTTTAGTTGGGACTACAAACTTAATAGTTAAGTACTTAAGGTACACTACTGATATAACACTATTAAGCTTACATACACACGAAGAAGTGTGTCAAATAT